TCAGCCTTCGGCGTTCGCGCCACGGACTGCGAAAAATACGCCTGCCGCTAGAAACCAGCCATAGGCATCGCTGCCGCTGATGGCGACCGCTGCGCCACTGAGGACGCAGACAGCCGGGAAAAGGTTGCGGGTGATGAAGGTCATGTTCATGCGGAAACCTCGTTTAGTGCGATTGCGTCCTGTGCGATGCGGAGAAGCGGGCCAAGCCCGCCAATCTCGGTGAGTTGGAAAACTTCGGGGTTGGTGATTTTCAGGGCTTCCGCCTTGATCTGGATGCCGCGCGCCGTTGTGACCGGAATGCTGTAAAGATGATTGGCCGCGCGGCGCATTTCGTCGCGAGTTTCGGCAAGGCGGCAATGGTAGGCGTTGACGCCTGACAGTCGGCTGACCTCTGCCGTCTGGCGTTCGTATTCGATCGCAAGCGGGATTGCCTCACGGGCTTTCTGAGCCTGCTTCGCGTTGTATGCGGCGGACTTGGCGCGCGATGCGTCCGACTTCCCGCGAACCTTTGCGCCGTCCCAAAACTCGGCAAGCTTGGCCAGCTCGTCGGCAGTCTGAACGGACCAGCATGTTTTAGGGGTCTTGGCGATAAACTCGGTCGAAACCCGGTCGCGCATCTCGGCGTTGTCGCGGTAGATGTAGCGCCAGATCAGGTCACGCTCTGCCTTGCTGTCGTCCAGGTGATACCGATCGGCATTCGGAAGCCCGAGGATCTGGACGGGGGCCAACGGCCAGCGGTGCTTCCACTCGTCCGCAAGCCATTCAAGCGCGTTCTTTGCATCGAGGTGCTTGGCGTGAGCTTCGAGCAGCGCGCCATAGGCGGCGGCAAGCGCCGGGCTTTCGGCCTGGGCCAGAGCGTTCAGCGGCGCAAGAGCGGCGGCGGCTTCGTTGGTGGGGGCTGCCACGGCTGCAGCGCTGGCGCCAAGTGCGGCCAAGAGCGAACGGCGGGTCATTGCGTTGTCGGCGGTCAGTGCGGTAGTTTTGTTTTCCATCGTCGTATTCCTTTGGTAGGGGTGCGGTTGTTGGTGAGGATCGGGAGAGGCGGCAACCTTTCCCGGTCCACTTATTCGCCGGCGAATTGCTTCGCGCGTTCGTGGGCCTGGATGACCTGTTCCTTCGTCATGACCGTGTGAGCCGGGAAGGCTCTGTCATAGGCCGCTAGGATCTGGTCGAGCGTCTTGCTTCCATAAAAAATGTAGCTGCCGCGCCCGGTTGGGATCATGACTTTTGTTCCGCTTGCGTTCGTGATCATGGTTCATTGCCTGTTGATTGCGGTTTCGTCTGTTGCACTTTTCGTATAACCGATGTAATATCGGAACTCAAGCAAAAAGTGCTTTAGGATATACGAAAAGTTCAATCATGGAGTTTCGACGGTGATAGATGCATCACAGCTACGGGCGGCGCGGGCGCTGGTCAGCATGAGCCAAGACGAGTTGGCCAAGCGGACCGGGCTTTCCGTCCAGACAATCAAGAGAATGGAAAAGCTCGGCCTGGGCCGAAGCGTTGCGGACAACGTGCAAGCAATCAAGGACGCGCTGGAGAGTGCCGGCGTCGTCTTCATTCCTGCGAATGGGGATGGCCCCGGCGTCAGGCTTTCAAAGAAGAAGGGAAACAGTGAATGAAGAAGACGCGTAGTGTCTCTAGCGATTTTCCAGCCGTCGAAGATCAGGCCTTGCCAAGGCCGGCGAAAGCCGAGGCACCAACTGATGACGAGCGTAGAGCCTTCACGGCTTGCCGGCTTGAGCTGGCTTCTCTCATCCAGAAGGATTTTGATGCTCGAATGACGCCCACGGTTAAGCTGGTCGCGCTTTATCTGCTTGAGTGCGTGAACAGCGAAACGCTGCTTTGCTTCCCGTCCTATCGGACGATCCTAGAGACGCTATCTCTTGGCAAAAGTGAAAAGACGGTGCAGCGGGCTATCGCGGTTCTTCGAAAGCGTGGCTGGCTGTATGTGTGGCGACCAAATCCGACAAAATCGAACCGCTTTGTCTTTCTGCGCAATGACGCAGTGGTTACGCAGATCCTCGACTATCAAGACTATATGAAAGCGAGACGAGAAGAAGACAGGCTAGAGCGTGAAGAGCGCGAGCGGACACAGATGTCCGGTCAGGAATTGGACGTTGGGACGCAAATGTCCGATGGCGAACGGACACCAGTGTCCGGTAAATCCTTTAATGTAATCCATGAACCTGTCTTAGGTATAGAATACAGAGACACTACCCTAGACGCTAACAGTTTCACTAGGGTTAACGTCTTAGAGACAGAAATTGCCTACCCAAAACCAGAAAATGAGGCGGCTGGCCAAAAATTTTTGGCGGAAATCTGCGAGGGCCGCGAACCTCTGGAAATTGTGCGTGAAGTCCTGATGGGTTTTCTGATGGCTGGGAGCCTTACCCCTGCGAAAGCGGAGGCGATGCTTAGACCGGCTGCGAGAAAAATGGAGGCGGCATGAGTGGCGGGTGTGAAGTGAAGCCGTTCCCCTTAGCGCAGCGCGTGGGCAAGATCCGGCGGGTCGCGGAAATCTACGGGCGAAAGAGCGGCAAGGATGCAACAGGCTACTGGCGCCAGCAAATTACAAACCTGGGCGAAAGCCTTGCCGCTGTGGGTGTGTCGCCTGACGAAGTCGAGCGCCAGCTCGTCGCCTTCAAGGAAGCGGTGCAAAGCGAGATGGCCCGACGAAAGGACGAGAGCGGCGCGGCATAACCTAGAAAATTTGAAAAATTTTCTGGCAAGCAAAAAGGCAACCGCCATCTCGCCTCGGAAATTGGAAAAGGTCATGCAATCGGCATGTGAATAAGTGTTAGCAAGCTATCCACTTGTTTTTTGTCGTGTCTTTTCATGGTATAACCGTAGTCCCAAGGGTGATTTGCAAAGGAGATACGAAGCCCATGACCTACCTGACTTCATCGCAGGTAATAGAGCGCTACCAGATTAGCCAAATGTCTCTTTGGCGCTGGAGCAAAAGCAAGGAAATGAACTTTCCGAAGCCCATGGTCATCAATCGCCGCAAGTTGTGGAACGCGGAAGAACTGGCCAAGTGGGAAAGGGAAAAAGCAAAGGGGGCGGCATGATCAGCCCCAACACGAAAACGGCCTCGGTGACAGTCGCCAAACCATCCACCGAAGCCGCCATGTCAAGCAAACCGGGCAAAGCCCGATCACTCCCTAGCCACGGAAAGGGTATTTCCATGACTGCAGAACCTATTGCACGGAAGACAATTCGCGTCCAGCGCTGCGACGACCTGGCCGGCTCTCCGCCGATCACTCTTCGGGGTCGCGAGAAGTGGGCGCTGGAAAAGCTGATCGATGCCGGCAACGCCGGATGCACCCCGATCACCACGCCAGGCCCGCGCTGGTCGCACTACGTTTTCAAGCTTCGCGGCTACGGTTTTGCGATCGAGACAATTCACGAGCCGCACGGCGGACCATTTCCCGGCCATCATGCTCGGTACGTCCTGCGCTCTGAAGTCCAGATCCTGGATGAGGCGGCATGATCGAGGATCGGCACTTCCCAATCCATGACGTTCGCCCGTCTGATGACTATATCGAGCGCTGGCGCGAACACATCGAAATGACCAGCCACCCGGAGACGTTTGACGGCGTCTCTACGGTGCGCCCTCGGGACCTGGAAGGCATTGTCCTTCTGTCCGGTGAATTGAAGATCCGCCCGCACGTCCGGGATGATCAGGAAATGGCGCCTTGCCCTCTCTGCAGCCCACACTCTCCCAAGTTCATGAACGGTCGAATGGCATGGTTTCCCCATGAAAAGACGGTTCAGTTCATTGGGCATGGCTGCGCGCGTCGCCACATCGGCGAAGAGTTCAACGTTGCCGAACGGCGGTTCAAGAGCGAGTGGAAGGCTCGGCGCGTGGTCGAAGAGTGGGCCACGCTCTGCGCCGCTGCACCTGTCGCGCTTTCGTGGGCGCGGCAACTCCTGCCGATCTGCAAGGCTGTAGACAATTCCCGGCTGCTGCTTGTCCAGTGGGCGGACGGCTTTTCGCAGATGGTACAGGATGAATTCCGCCGGGATGGCGGGCGCGTCTATGAAGAGGGCCGGGCTTTTCGCGGGACTGACGGCAAGCTGATGTCAAACCGCAAACTGCTGGGGACCATCATCGGCCTGGAGCTGCTGACAAGCGGGTATCAGGCCGGCAAGCTTCAGCGGGCGATTGGCATTCTCGAAAGCCATGCTGAAGCGCTACCGGCTTTGCAGCTCGGGGATGATGCGGCAATCAAGCGGATTGTCGAGCGTGGCGCCTCGATGCGCGGCGCGCTGGAAGCCGTCCAGGTCGTGCGCAATCACGTTGCCGATGCGCGGCTTTTTTTTCACCCGAACAACCTTGCACTGCTGGAGCGGTGGGGGGGGCTGCCGTCTTCTCCGCCTACGTCGCTTGAGTTCAGGCGAAAGGGGCGGTGGATCTTTCTTGACTGCGAAAGTTACCTTGGCGCGTTCAAGGCAAGATTTGATCTTGACCCGGACTTTGACGGGGAATTGCCAGACGTTCGGCTGTCTGTCCTCGGCTCATCATCTGCAAAGGTTGCGGCAGAATGAAGGGCCGCAAGTTCAAGCGCAAAGGGCCTGCCAAGCCTCACCGGCCTGTTGACCCCGCTATCTATGAGCGGGGCCTGCACGTCTTCTGTGACGGCGCGTGTGTTCCCAATCCCGGCGCGGGCGGCTGGGGGTTTGTCGTCTACCTGGACGGCGAGGAAGTGCATTCATGCTCTGGCGGGGATGGCGACACCACAAACAACGTCATGGAGCTGACCGGGGCGCTGCGGGCCGTGCAATGGTTGATCCATAACCATTCCGCCATCAAGCATAACCAAAACGAGATGAAAGCGCACCTGCACTGTGATAGTCAGTATGTCGTCAAAGGCTGCAACGAGTGGCGGCACGGGTGGAAAAAGAACGGCTGGAAGCGTGGCAAGGAAGGCGAACTGAAAAACGCTGACTTGTGGCGCGCGCTCGATGAAGCTCTTACGGCCTTCCCGATCACTCTGCAGTGGGTGAAGGGACATTCCGGCATCAAGGGCAACGAGCGGGCCGATCGGCTTTCAATGGAAGCAATCCCGCCGGTCGAGCTGCCGGCTTCGGATGACTATCTCACTGCCCAATATCGGGCCTTGATGTCGCACTAGTCCGGTGCGGCGTCTCCCTCCCAAGCAAAACGAGGTTTGATATGTGGTATGTGGCACGACTGAAGGCAGGCAAGCAAACGCAAGCGCTGCAGGACTTCGAAGGCGCAGGCATCAACGTCTATTTCCCGACCATGCGGAAAGAGGTGAAGCACTTCCGCACTAAAGCGTGGATCTCCCGGACCTATCCGCTGTTCACGGGCTACGCCTTCGCGGATCTCTCAGCTCATGACCTCGGGCGGGTGCATGAGCTGCGCAACGTCCTGGGCCTGCTGAAAGACGGGGAGGGGACGCCGGTTCCGGTCGATCGGCAGATTGTCGAGGATCTGCAAGAAGCTGAAGCTCGCGGGGACTTTGATGTCCTGCGGCCTCCGTCTCGTCGCCTGCAGCCTGGCCAGCATGTCGAAATCAAGCGTGGCGCCCTGGCCGGCCATCATGTTTCGGTGACCAGCATTTCAGGCAAGAGGGCAATCCGGGCGGTTGTGGAAATCCTGGGCACAATGCGCGAGATTGAAATCGGGATTGAAAACGTGCGGCTAGTAGCGTAGATTGTACACAATTGATTTGTGCCTGATGCTGTTGGGGGCCTGAGAGTTACCCACGGGGCACCGGCTGGAACCGCTCCAGCTACATGGCGGCGCATTCCCAAAATTCAGACAAGCAAGACGGGCCGGCTCACGCTGGCCCTTTTTCGCGTCTTGGCGGCGCTGAAGTGAGGTGGCGATATGTTTATCGGTCTCGGCTTGGGTGTCAGCAGCACCCCTCACAAGGGTGGTGGGGCTAACGGTATCACCCTTGGCGGTCGCTTTCTGACGCTTGGCAACCAAATCCTCACAGTTGGAGCGCGGTAATGACAAAGCCAATTGAAACTCTTAGCTCCCGCGACTTGTCCATTGCTCGCAAAAGCCTCGGCATAGATCGGCAGGGGAGGTCATCGCCACGGCTCCGTGAGGTGCGTTTCAAGCTTGACCGACTAAGGGCCGGTCAGACTGAAACTCTGAGCATTGGAGTATTCGGGGATAGCTGGACGCAGTCCCCGGCTCGGGGCATTCAGCATCTCGCAAAGCGGCTGCAAACAGCGTTCGGCATGGCTGGCGGCGGCTATATGGGCTTTTCGTATCCCGCAGCGGGGTTATCATTTCTTTTCGCGGGCGCACGTCCAGACCTTTACACCATCGCGCAGTCGGGCACTTGGACGAGTAATCACACAGGCCAAAACCAGCCAGATATGGGTCGTGTTTCCTCCTCCTCAGTAGGTGCGAAATACACGATTACTTTCCCGGCGGGGCATTCTGCGGCCAATCTTTTTTACAACAACTCGGCCGGTGCTGAAGTGCGATACCGATGGGACGGCGGATCGTGGACAACTCTTTCTCTTGCTTCTGGCACGTTTGCGTCCCTTGCGAGCGTGCCGACTGGCAGCGGGACGCTTGAGATTGAGGTGGTCGCCGGGACTTGCCAACTCGGCGGTATCGATTGGCGTATGTCCGCTTCTGGCGTTCGGCTGCATAAGCTTGGCGCATCAGGCGGAAGGGCAAGCCAGTTTGCGTCTCTTGGCGAGCCAAACTGGCGCACTAGCGTGGCCAACCTCGGCATTGACGCGGCTGTTCTCATGCTTGGCATCAACGACAAGGCTGCGGATCGTACCCCAACCGAATTTGCAACGGACATTCAAACCATCATCACTCGCCTGCGCACTATGGACAGCGCAATTGATATCCTGCTCGTGGCAGAGCCGGAAACCAGTTCGGCCATCGCTCGACCAGATATCTACACTCAAGCGGAATATGCCGAGGAACTTGCGACTTTGGCAGAAGCGAACCGCTGCGGTTTTCTCGATCTCCAGCCGTTCTTCGGTACTGCGCCGTCCGAATACAACTTCGCCTCGTCCCTTGCTCTTTTACAGAGCGACGGAACACATGTGAGCGAGGATAAGGGCGCGTTCATCGTTTCGGCTGCTCTTTACGATGCTATTGCAGGTTAACCCCGCCACCCCAACCTATAAAGTGTGGGGGCCGGATCTCTCCAGCCCCTCCCGATTACATCGCACCGAACTGCTGGAAATTGAACCGATCGGCAACGTGTCGCAAGCATCGCGGAGCGCTCGCTGTTTTTACCTTACGCTGGGCAATGCGTGTGAACAGCTTTGAGCTGTGGTTAATGCCGGCGGGCTTCCCGGCTGTGACCTGAGAAATCTGAAATCCCGACAATTTGGAGATTAAGAAATGACCATCCACGTTTCCGTGGCGAAGGTAATTCCTATTGCCAATAACTCTAGTGGAACGCCGCTCTACAAAGGGGTTCCGCTTGTTGCCGCGTCTCTATCGACAAGTGGAACGGCTGCAAGCACAACCACCCTTGTCGCTGGCGTCGGCGCCGTTTCAGGCAGTGACGTTGTCTGCCGCATCAGCTCTGTTGACGCTGCGCATTATGTCCGCATCGGCGGCACTGTGTCTGCGACAAACGGCTATTACGTCCCGCAGGGTGGCTTCATCGAGCTTGTGATGGAAACTGCTGCTGAAGTCTCTGCCATCACTGCATAAGCGCCCGACCATCATCGCCGCTCTCGGGCAAGCGGTTTTCCCTTTCGCAGGTTTCCAATGACAACTATCGCTCTCCGCGACGGCATCCTTGCCGCCGATCGGGCCATCTTTGACCGTGACACCTACTGCGGGCAAACGGTGAAGATCCACCGGGCGGGCTGCGGCGCAATCGGTGGCGTTGCTGGATGCTTTGGTGACGCCTCGACCTTTCGGGAATGGATGACGTCATCCGCTTGGGTGGACGTCAGCAGCCCGCCGCAATTTGACCATGAGAACAGCGAAGCGCTTGTCATCAAGCCTGACGGCTCTGTCTTCTGGATCGGCCCCGGTAAGCGCTGGGTGCAGCAGTGGGGGCCGTTCTTCGCCATCGGCTCGGGCTTCCGCATCGCAATGGGTGCGCTTGCTGCCGGTGCTTCTGCCTCTGAAGCCGTCTCGATCGCCTGCGACCTTGACTGCTATACGCGCGGCCCGGTCGATACGCTGGAGCTGCGATAATGCCCGGTGGCCGTCCTTCCATATTCAGCGAAGAGCTTGCGGATCTGATCTGCAGCCGGTTGGCAGAAGGTGACAGCCTTCGCGCCATCTGTCGTGATGAGGCAATGCCAAGCGTGGGCACTGTCTGCCGCTGGCTGAATGAGAACGCAAAGTTTCAAGAGCAATACACGAGCGCGCGGGAAATCCAGGCCGAGACATTCGCTGATGAACTGGTCCTGATCGCTGACACGCCGCTGATTGGCACGAAAACCAAGACAGTGGGCGACAAGATCGAAACCATTGAAGGCGACATGATCGAGCATCGCCGGTTACAGGTCGATACGCGCAAATGGGTTGCCGCTCGCCTGCTTCCGAAGAAGTACGGCGACAAGCTGGCGTTGGGTGGCTCCAAGGAAATGGACCCGATCAAGACTGAAGACGTGAGCGATAACGAACTAGCGCGCCGCGTCGCCTTCATGCTTTCCAAGGGCATTCGCTCCGATGGAGCTTAGTGACGTCCTCGCGGCCCTCCAGGGGATGCCGGCAAAGGAACGGGAAGAGCTGAAGCGCCTGGCGCTGGAAGGCACGAGCAATCACCCCTTCGTGCCGAACCTCGGGCCTCAAACGGAAGCATGGTTCTCCGAGGCGGACGAAACCTTCTATGGTGGATCTGCAGGGGGCGGAAAGACGGCGCTTCTCTGCGGCCTCGCTGCCTCTGAGTATCAGCCGGCTCTGATCCTTCGCAGGCAGGCAACGCAGATCAAGGGCATTGAGGACGAGCTTTCCCGCATCCTCGGCACCCGTGACGGCTACAACAGCCAAACGCATATCTGGCGGCTTCCTGGTGGCGGCACAATCGAGCTGGGCGGCTGTCCTCATGAGACGGACAAAGAGAAATATCAGGGCCGTCAGCATCGGCTCAAAGGCTTTGACGAGATAACGCAATTCTCCGAAAGCCAATACCGCTATATCATCGGCTGGGCGCGCGATGGCAAAGGCAGGCGCTGCCGTGTGGTAGCAACCGGCAACCCGCCAACATCTGCCGATGGTATGTGGGTTATCAAGTATTGGGCGCCGTGGCTCGATCCCTCGCACCCTAACCCGGCCAAGTCTGGCGAACTGCGATGGTTCACGACAATCGAGGGCGAAGATCAAGAGGTTGACGCTGATTATGTCGGGCCGAAAGGCGAGCGTCCACGCTCCCGGACCTTCATTCGTTCCAGACTTGAAGACAACCCGGAACTCATGGCCTCGGGCTACGCCTCCAGGCTGGAAGCGATGCCGGCAGAACTAAGGGCACGGCTGCGAGACGGTGACTTCACCCCGGCAGGTGAAGATGATCCTTGGCAGGTGATACCAACCGCATGGATCAAGGCCGCGCAAGCCCGGTGGATCTCGACGCCTCCAGACATTCCCATGACTGCCGTCGCTGCTGACGTGGCGCAAGGTGGCAAGGACAAGACCCAAATTCAAAGCCGCCGTGACTGGTGGTATTCGCAGTTTGCATCCTATCCCGGCAAGGACACGCCAGACGGGCCGACTGTGGCGGGTCTGATCGTCAAGGAAATGCGGGACCGCTGCCGCGTCGTGGTCGATGCAGGGGGCGGATATGGCGGCGATACGCTGACCCAGCTTGCCCACGCAGACGTTGATTGCTTCGGCTACCGTGGCGCTGCTGCCTCGGCCTCTACCTCCCGCGATGGGATGTACCGTTTCCCGAACCTGCGTTCTCAAACGGTATGGCAATTCCGCGAACAGCTTGACCCGGTCCACGGCTCAAACATTGCGTTGCCTCCAGATCCTGAGCTTGAGGCCGATCTGGCCGCTTTCCGATACGAGGTTAAGGCAGGGCACGGCGGACAAGTCATCGTCGTGGGTCCAAAGGAAGAGATGAAAGAACGGCTGGGCCGCTCTCCTGACAAGGGCGACACAACCATCATGCTTTCCGCCTCGAATATGGGTGGTTTGAAGCGACCAAAGGCCGCGCAAGAGCGGCGCGAACAATCCCGAACAAGGCTGCAGGCAGTGACTTCTAACGCTGCTCTCAAGGCCAAACTGCGAGGTAAACGGTGATGGGAAAACTTTTCGGTGGCGGCAGCAAGTCAACCCCTCCGCCAGAGCCGGAACCGCCGGCCACGATGCCCGATCCTGAAGACCCGATGGCGAAGCGCGAGCGCCGGAAGACGGCAAAGCTTTCGCCGTCCCGGACGAGTAGCGCGGCGGCAGACCGTCTGACGACTGTGCCGGGCACAATCGGACGCGAGTTTTCGCGCGGAACCCTTGGGGCTTAACTGATGGCTGATCAAGCAGGCCGTGACCTGATGGATATCGACGCGCGCCTGTTCTCTGCAAAGGGCTCGCTGGATCACCTTTATCAGGAGCTGGCGGAATTCCTGTACCCTGAGCGGGCAGAGTTCACGACCGATATCATTCTCGGGCAGGAGTTCGCGTCTCACCTGACGGACGCCACGCCGGTTCTGATGCGTCGTGAGCTTGGTGACCAGATTGGCGGCATGGTGCGGCCTGACGGTCGGCAGTGGTTCAAGGCGACCGCTGCAAACAAGTACGTTTCCCGCGACCGATCAGCGGCTTCCTTCCTTGAGTTCATGACCGACGTTAACGCGGCCATCCTGAATTCCAAGGATAGCGGCTTTCGCCGTGCCGCTCAGTCGGTGGAACATGATTTCGTGACGTTCGGGATGGGCTGGCTTCAGGTCAGCTACAACAAGCGCCGCGACAACCTGCTCTTCCGCTGCCATCATCCGAAGCATATGGCAGGGCAGGAGGGGCCTGACGGCCTCACCAATCACGTTCATCGCAAATGCAACATGACTGCGCAGCTCCTGGCGCACTTATTTGGTGAAGCCAAGCTGCCGCAGAAGATCCGCGATGCGCTGAAGAAGAAGGATTTCAAGACTACCTTCGGCGCCCGTAATGTCTTCGTGCCGCTGGATCTCTACGAGCCTTACCGCAAGTTCCCAAAGGGTGCGAAGTGGGCGGACATTTACTTGCTCGAGGACGGCACCATCCTTCAGGAGCTGCCAGCCTTCACGTTTGACTATGTTGTCCCGCGTTGGCAGTTGTTGCCGGGCAAGTTCTACGCGCTCTCCACGGCGGCAAGCATCGGCCTTGCTGAAAGCCGTATGCTCCAGCGCATGAAAATGACCATCATCGAAGCCGGGGAAAAGCAGGTTGACCCGCCGATGATTGCCACACAAGACGCGGTTATGTCACCTGTGGACCTGACGCCCGGCGGCGTGACCTACATTGACAGCGAGTATGACGAGCGCCTGGGCGCTGCTCTTCGCCCGATCGACCTCGGCAAGAATACAGGCCTCGGCGTGGATCTCATCAACGACCAGCGCCGGCAGATTGCAGACGCCTTCTTCCTTAGCAAGCTGCAGCCGATCGGCATGGCCGACAAGCAAATGACCGCTTACGAGGCTTCGCAGCGCGTGACTGAGTGGATCAGAAACGCTCTGCCGCTCTTCGGCCCGATCGAACACGAATGGACGGGCGCCGTTCTCGATCTGACCACGGAAAAGGTCATGCGTGCCGGTGGTTATGGTCCGGTTGACCGCAATGGCATTCCGGTGGACATGCCCGATGCGCTTCTCGGCCAAAATATCACATACGAATTCAACAATGCGCTGAAGGAAGCCCGCGACCGGCAGACGTTGAACGCATTTCAGGAGAGCTCCGGATTGCTACAGGCTGGCATGTCTCTTGATCCGTCACTCGCCGGTGACGTGGATGCCCGGACCATGTTCCGAGACGCCTTTAGCGCGGTCCCTGGCGGGCGGTCTGATTGGCTTGTCGATGCTGAACAGGCCGCAGCCGCTCGCCAGCAGTTGCAAGACCAGATGGCACAGCAGCAGCAGCTTCAGCAGGTCGGGCAGGTGGCTGACGTGGCTGGCAGGGCTGGCGGTGCCGCTCAAGCAATCCGGCAGGCTTTGAACGCCTGACCCTATGGCCTGCCGGGGCCTATCCGGTTTTCCATTTGAACGGTGAAACATGACCAAAGCGCGTTATCGCCCGTGGCTGCCCGTCACGGTGCGCTCTGACAATGAAATGCCGGCCAATGACCTCGAAATCCGCAAGGCCGATTGCGTGGCTATCCAGGCCGTCGCGACCGGAACGGCGAATGAGGACCAGCAGAAACGGGCTATGGCCGCGATACTGCACATTTGCGGCCTCGGTGGGCTGGCGTGGATGCCGCAAGAGCATGGCGGCGACCGCGACACGACCTTTGCAGCGGGCAAGCAGCATGTTGGGCACCAGATCCGCAAGCTGACGAGCTTTTCCCTTTCGATTTTAACAGGTGAGAAACGATGACGGACCAGATCACGGCCCCGGATGCGGGCGCACAAGCGAACGACACACAAGCCCCTGTGGTGGCTCCAGCCACTTCGGCGGCGCCTTCACCCGTCGCAGGTGCCGAAAGCGCTCCAGCGGCCTCCTCTGGCGGTTCTGACGCGGATCTTCAAGCTTTCCGCGAGAAGCTGGCCGGCGGTGATGCTGCATTCCTCAAGCAGCTTGAACGCTACAAGAGCGAAGAGGACATTTCGAAGGGCTTTCGCGAAGCCTACAGGGCTGCAAAGGCGGGCGGCAAGCCTGTCGAGCTTACGGACAAATCCACGCCGGAAGAGGTGAAGGCCTATCGGGAAGCGATGGGCATTCCAGAAGATCCCACGGCCTATCCGGTTTCGTTCGCTGAAGACTTCGGCGCATCCGAATATGACACGGCCATACTCGATGACTTCAAGGCCGCGATGCACGAAAAGAACGTGCCGCCGAAAGTCGCTGCCGCTGCCCTCGAATGGTATCAGGACTTTGCGACGGTCCAGGCTCAAGAGCTGAATGCGCAGCTTGCCAAGACCGCGAAGGAAACACAGGCCAAGCTCCGGGCGGAGTGGGGCGGTGACTACGATGGCAACATCGGCGCCGCTCAACAGCTCATGAAGCAGCACCTGGGGGAAGACGGATTCATGTCCCTCATGGAAATGCGCCTGATGGATGGCTCACGCCTCCAGGACAATTTGCCGTTTGTGAAGATGATGGCCGACTTGGGCGGCGATTATTTCGGCTCTACGGCCATCTTTACCGGCGACGGTGAAGCGACCGGCAAGACATTGGAGCAGCAGAAGACAGAACTTCTCGCGCTCCGCGTTTCCGATCCCGAAAAGTACAAGTCTGACGATGTTCAGTCCAAGCTTCAGCGGATCTATACCCAACTCGACAAGGTGAAGTCCCGGTCTTAATCGGGCCTCCCAAACCAGCGGCACCCCGGCAACGGCCCCGCAAACTCTCCCGACAATTCGAAGCTGATGCGACGCCCCGGAAAAGGTGAATAGCGGCCCCTTGCTCACGCTTGGCACCCCGTGAAAGCCCGATCCGGCATCCTGACCACGGCTGAAAGCAACCCTCCCCACAATCAATCGAAGGACTGTTAAAATGGCTTACGTCATTACGAAACAGCAGTACCGGGATGAATGGGTCGTCGCATTTCAGCGCGGCGAAACCTATCTCAAGGACTGCACCACCCGTGAACTGATGCTCAACGGCCTGACGGCTAACTTCTCGGTTCAGGGTTCCGCCGACCGCATGACGGAACGCGGCACCAACGGCCTGATCCCTTCGCGCAACCGCACGGACAGCAACGTCCCTGTGACGCTGAAGGAAAAGCACTCGAAGGAAACTCGCACGGGCTTCGACGTGTTCACGGCTCCTGCCAACCTGCGTGAAGCGATGCAGAACGCCTCGGCAAAGACTGCCGCGCGTGAAATCGACTTCACCATCATCGATGCGCTGACCTCGGCCACCACGTCTTACAACAGCGGTACGGCAATCACGCTGACCTATGGCAAGACCGTGGACGCGCTGACTGAGCTTTTCGAAAGCGATGTCATGGCCGGCGACGAAATCACCTGCCTGTGGACTCCGAAGGCCTGGGCGCGTCTCCTGACGTTCCAGGAATTCAAGTCCGCCGACTACATCGATGAAAAGCCGCTGGTCGGCCTCGCGCTCGATCGCCCGAAAATCTGGCTGGGCGCCAAGCACATCATGCACAACGGCCTGCCGGGCAAGGGCACTGCCACCGCGTCCAACTTCATCTTTGCGAAGGCCGCTCTTGGTCATGCCATCTCGAATGACATGGTCCAGGTCGCTGCCGGCTACAACGATGAGGACGACTATTCGTATGACCGCGCCACCATCTACGACGGCGCGGCTATCCTTCAACAGGCAGGCGTTATCAAGGTCGTCACCGACGACACCGCCGCATTCTCGTAAGGAGGCCTAACGATGGCTTATGTATCTGATGGCCTTAAGTTGCTTTCTGGTGGCCTTTCTGGTCCGGGTGTTTGCAATATCTGGCTGCTCGACAGCACGGACGCGATTGCAACCGTCAATACCTCTGACTACATCAGCGACGGCGTCACCAAGGGCATGCAGCAGGGTGATATCGTCTGGGTTCGCACCCGCACCAGCACTCTCGCGGGCGCCATCACGGCGGTTCATATCTGCTGGGTGATCAATGTCGGCACCGGCTCGGGTGCCAAGGGTGTTGACCTGACGGACGGCCTCGCGGTCACCGCGACCGATACCGACTGATGGACCTGGGGAGGCGACTTAACTGTCGCCTCCCTTTTCCTTTTCCCTTTGAGGTAACCCACGATGAACAAGACCAAGCTTTCCGGCTCGCGTTTTGCGCAAGCTGATTATTCGATCGGTCGCTGTGCCGCTCTTGTCCCTGCTGAAACGACGCTGGAAGACGTGACGCACCCCGAATACTTCAACAACTTCCTCAATCTCCTGCGCCGGGGCATGACAATCGAAGTTTTGTCCGATGACGACAAGCTTGATTGCACCTTGCGAGTGCTGCGGGTGACCAAAACGTCCGCTGACGTGCGCGTGATCCGTCTGTTTGACGAGGCCAAAGCGCCGAAGGTCCAGAAGGCCGAGCTATCGCCGGTCGAAGTCAATCACGGCGGGCCAATCCACAAGTGGCGCTTCATCCACAACGGCGAAGTGATCGAAAAAGGCTTTGAAACCAAAACTGAAGCCGAGCGCGCCGCTGGGAAATACACCGAACTGCTGAAGGGCGAATGAGCCAATGGCGACAAAGCTGCAAATCTGGAAGCAAGCGCTAGTCCATCTGGAGAAAGCGACCATCTCCACACTGACCGACGACGTGGAAGCGGTGAACGTTTTCACGAACGCTTGGGCCGGTGCCGTGGAAGAGGCGTTCAATTCCGGTGACTGGAACTTTGCGAAAGCATCTGTGGCTTTGTCCGCCAATGACGCACTTACCCCGGCCATCGGCTGGAACTATGCGTTCAGCTACCCGGCAACGTGGCTGCGAACCGTGGCCATCAATGACCGAGCTGACTTCTCGACGCGCTTCTACGACTATGCGGACGAGGGCGGGCAACTGAGCGCCAACACTCCCACGCTCTACCTGCGTTACATCAGCTCGACCAACATGGCAGACGCCAATATTTCGACTTGGCCAACGATGTTCTGGCGCTATGTGGCGCTGCTTCTGGCCTATGACACTTGCGGAAAGCTGACTGCCGGCGACACGCTGGAAGAAAAGATCCGCCGCCGGCTGGAGATTGCCCGCAACAAGGCCAAGAGCGTGGACGCACGGAACGAAAATAACAAGGTTCTCGGTGCCGGCTCCTGGATCACGTCACGTTATGGCACCGGCACTGGTCGCGGTCGCATGGGTGGAACCCTTGTGGGCGGTGAAATCACGTTCTCTGAGGGTGACGTTTAATGCCTCGGGTTTCGGCTCCGCTATATTCGCTAAACGGTGGTGAGGTTGGCGAGGAAGCGCTTTCGCGGCTCGATCTGGAGCGTTTGCAGTTTGCTGCTGCGCTGTCTTCGAACATGCTTCCCCGCGTATCTGGCGCGCTCACGTTTCGGCCTGGGCTTGAGCATATCGCCGAAATTGACCTGGGCAATTCTATGCTGCTGGAATATTCGTTTTCGGGTGGTGATGGGTCTGTCTTGGTGCCTGTCTTGTCAGATGGCGAAATGCGGATCATGCGGGACAATGCCTTTGTCTCTCGCGTTTCCGTGTCCACCTCAATCACCGATGGCGATTTCTCGTCTTTCACCGGCTGGACTGACGCAAGCGTAAGTGGCGCGACCGCGTCTGTATCGGGCGGAAACCTTGTGTTGTCTGGGACGACGCAGGCGCGAGCCGAAGCACGGCAAACGATCAGCGTGGCCGGCGGCGACCTGAACAAAGAACATGGCCTGCGGTTGATTGTCGTGCGTGGCCCCGTAAAGGTGCGGATTGGCTCGACCAGCGGCGCCGACGACGTTCTTTCTGAGCAACTGCTTGACGATGGCGAGCATTCACTCGCTTTCACCCCAACGACCTCCAGCGTTTTCCTTCAGCTTATCTGTGATGTGTCCCGGCAGGTTCTCGTTGATAGCTGCCAGATCGAAGGCGCTGGCGTGGTCGCCCTTTCTACCCCATGGACGTCAGCCGATTTGCCGGGCCTGATCCGCTATAAACAAAACATCGATGTTCTCTATGTCGCCTCTCGGGTTTACCAGCAGCGCCAAATTCAGCGCCGTTCAAATACGAGCTGGAGCATTCAACGCTACAAGGTCGAAAACGGGCCGTTCATCCGGTCTGGTGGCGCGGTGGCACTTACGCCAAGCGTTTACACTGGCAACGGCACGCTAACTGCAAGCCGGGCGTTTTTTGACGCCGGAATGGTCGGGCGCTTGTTCCGATTGGTGCAGAGCGGCCAGACGGTTCAGGAAAGTTTCACGTCGGCGCCTGCGAATGGTGCATCTATCCGCGTTTCGGGTGTTGGGTCGGCTCGCTCTTTCAGCCACTCTGTCAGCGGCTCATGGTCGGGAAGCGTGAGGCTCGAAGTCGCGACCGATGACGGATCTGGAAATCCGGGCTCTTGGAGTACGCTTGCGACCTATACCGGGAATGTCAGCTCCAGCTATCAGGACCCGGACAACAACGTCGTCAAGTTCTTCCGATATGTCGCTGTTTCCCATGTGAGCGGCACAATCTCGACCACGCTTGCTTACTCTGGCGGCAGTCAGTCGGGTATTGCCCGTATGACAGGCTACACCAGTGGGACGGTTGCGGACATGGAAGTCCTGAGCCGCTTCTATTCGCTGAATTCAACCTTTGAATGGGATTATTCGACCTGGTCGGACTATGACGGCTGGCCGTGGGCTGTCGAAACATTTGGCGGGCGGCTGTACTGGGCCAAGGGTGATTTCATCAATGGTTCCGTCCCTGACGATTACAAGAACTTTGACGACGAAGTGGAAGGCGATAGCGCGCCAATCTTCCGATCTATCGGCGCGGGCACTGATCGCGGCATTCTCTGGCTTGTCGGCCTCCAGCGCCTGATTGCCGGGACCGATGGTTCCGAAGTCTCCGTAAAGTCATCCAGCTTCGATGAGCCGTTGACCGCTGCAAGCTGGTTTCCTGTCGAGGGTTCGACGCAAGGCGGTTATGACATTCGCCCGGTCAAGTGCGACAAGGACGGAATTTTCGTTCAGGCGAGCGGAACGGCTGTGTTTGCTCTTACACCTGACGCCGGCACGCTGGATTATGGCGCAATGGACCTAACGCAGATGCACGAAAGCATTTTCGACGGCTCGCCGGTTGTCAGTGTCGCTGTGCAGCGTCGGCCCGATACGGTGGTTTGGTTCATCCTGGAGAATGGCGAGGCTAGGGCGCTGACCTATCGGCCCGTTGAAAAGGTCATTGCGTGGTCGCGCGTGACGACGGACGGCGAATTCAAGCAGGTCATTGCCTGCCGGGGCGCCGGACAGGATAACGTCTATTTTGCCGTGACCCGCGACGGTACGCAGCGGCTTGAACGTCTGGCGGATCTCAAAGACTGCCGAGGCGGGGCTCTCAACTGCCTGGCTGACGGCTTCTCTCGCTTCACGGCGACCAGTGGGCAGACGGTCTTTTCCGTTCCTCACCTCGAGGGGCTCGATGTCGTCGTTTGGGCTGATGGCGAGGCGCTGCACGACCAGGATAACCTTTATACAGTCGCAAGCGGTCAAGTCGTGTTGCCGGCGCAAGCCCTCGGCAACAGGGTCGTGATTGGCCTGCCGTATGTCGGGCGCTGGAAGTCCACGAAGCTGGCATATGGTGCGGCAAATGGAACGGCTCTTTTCAAAAAGAAGCGTGTTTCGCAGCTCGGTCTATACCTGATTGACACGATGCTGGACGGCCTGCGCGTTGGTCGCGCCTTCGATGATCTGCGCCGCCTCACCACGACCAAGGAAGACAAGGCCATCCCGGCAAATACGCTTTGGGAAAGCTTTGACGCGGACATGATGAGCGTGTCGAGTGACTGGAACACTGACAGCCGTCTTTGCATCGAAGCCCGTTCGCCGTACCCCTTCACTGCCGCCTCATTGGTCATGGACGTTCAAACGAGTGGCTGAGATCCGCGACGCTGACGATGTCGATTTTGCCCGGTTCTTTGGCGGCGTCCACGTCACGTCAGATTGGATCGGAAAAGCCGCCTGGAAGCGGCGCAAGATCGAAGCGTTCGGGTGTCTGATCGACATGGGGGACGGCGTCTGGAATGCGTTCCTTGATATCCCCATGACCGCCCGGCGCCCGTCCATGTATCGGCATATTCTGGCGGTCCTGGCCGACGCAAGGGCGAAGGGCGCCCGCGTGATCAAGGCCGCATGTCAGGCGGACATTCCAAGAGCGCAAGAGCTTATGGAGCGGCTGGGCTTTGAACCCACGGAAGAAGAATTTCAAGGAATGAGGGTCTGGGTATGCCGCAACTAGCGCCAGTTCTGACAGCGGTCAGCACCATTGCCACGATTGGGGGGACTATCCTTTCCGTGTCTGGTGCGATGCAGCAGGGCAAGGAAGAGAAAGCCCGCTTCCAATACGAGCAGAAGGTTGCCGCGCAACAGGCCGACGAAGCGCAGGCCGCAAGCCAGCGCGAAGCAATGGCTCGTTATCGTGAAGGCCGCATGCTGCTTTCGCAGCAACAGGCAGCAATTGCCGGATCTGGCGGCAGTCTGTCTGACCCGTCTGTCATAGACATCATGGACGACACGAAAGAGCAGATCACGCTTGCCGCGCAAACCGATATCTACCGGGGCGACCAGCAGGCGCGGGGCTACAATGACGCGGCTGAAGTCGCTGACTATGACGCACAGAACGCGATGCGGAAAGCCCGCCTGAATGCAATGTCCAACCTGTTCAGCGGCGTTTCCTCGATGTTCGACCGCTTCGGCCAATCCTCAATGAAGCCCAAAGCCGGCGGTTCTTCCGTCGCTCTGCCTTACGGGTGATCTGATACATGGTGACCATACCAACTTCCCGCGATGTCGGGTTTTCTAGCCCGCGCTCTGGCCGGATTGCGCCTTCTGGGCCGACGCCTATGGTGGGGCAGGCCATGCAGGGGCTTGGCCAATCGATCGTGCAGGCCGGTTACAGCCTCCAGGCGCTTCAGGAACGCGAACAGAAGGACTTGATGAACAGTCGGTCCAACGACGTCTCAACCGCTCTCACGCGCTTTCAGGCGGACGAGGAACAGCGCTTTCTTAAAGCGCGCGAGGAAAGCAGCGAAAGCGGGATCGGCTTCACTCGGCAATACATGGAAGGTTATCAGCAGCGCGCGAACGACTTCGCAAAGCAGAACTTTGCCGGCCTGTCTCCTGACGCGCAGACCAGTTACCTCAACACCATTCTCTCACGCGGTAACTCTCTGTTCGAGAAGGCCAACGCCTACGAGACGCAGGCGAAGACGAACTATTACGACCGCACGACGAACGGCAATCTTGATGTCTACCGAACCGACATCAAGAACAATGCGGCCAACTTCGAAGACCTGAAGCGGCAAGGGCTGGAAGCCATCAACTCGGCTGACATGCCTGAACCATGGAAGGCAGAACGGCGCCAGCAGTGGGAAGCGGACGCAGCCGAAAGCAAGTGGCAGTGGAAGTATCAGCAGGACCCGCAAACGGCCATTCGCGATATCAAGGGCGTGAAGGTCGATGCAACGGGCTTGGCTGCGGCTATCCAGCAAACGGCGCAGCAGATCGGCGTCGATCCGCTAGACCTTGCCACGGTCATGTCATACGAAACCGGCGGTACGTTTGACCCCTGGATCAAGGGGCCAACCACGAAACACGGCACCCATCGCGGCCTGATCCAGTGGGGCGAGCCTCAAGCAAAACAGTATGGTGTCACGCAAGACATGCCGATTGAACAGCAGGTTGCGGCTGCTGGCCGATATCTCCAGGATCGGGGCGTTAAGCCCGGCATGGGGCTTATTGATATCTATTCGGCGGTGAATGCCGGTGCTCCGGGCCTTTATGACCGATCCGACCACAAGGCCGGCGGCGCTCCGGGCACGGTCGCGGACAAGGTCATGTTTCAGATGGAAGGCCACAAACAGAAAGCTGCGGCTCTTCTCGGTGGTACTTACACCCCGGCGCCCGGTGATCCTGACCTCGACGCCATCCCGTTCGATCGGCGCGAACAGCTCGCCGCGTGGGGTGAGACGCAGTATAACCAGCAGGTGACGGCACAGCGCGCGGCGACCAAGGACAATTACAACCTGCTGATTGCTACCCAGCCGGAACAGGTCAAGGAAAGCGTTATCCTTGCTGATCCGATGCTCGACAATGGCGACAAAGCAACGCTTGTGACAGCGCTTCGCTCTGCCAACAAGGACAGCGCAGCAGTCAATCAGATGATCGGGGCCATGGCTGCGGGCAATGTCTCGGTTAATCCGTTTGACCCTGAGCAGACAAAGGTTGCTGACGGGGCCTACAAGAAGCTGACGGATGCGGCGCAATCGGATGATGAGCGGGCGGCTCTGACAAGTGATTATGTCGCCCGGACCGGCTATGTCCCGAAGCGCGTTCAGATGGAGTTGCGAAACGGCGCGGTGTCCAACGATGCTGGCGTGGTCGCCTCTACCATGGAAACGGGCCTGAAGCTGGAGCAAAGCGCTCCTGGCGCGTTTAGATCCTTTGAAGGCTCGGAAGCAGTCCGCAATAAAATGGACCTCTACCGGGCTTACACGCGCGATATGGGTTATTCGCCGGAAGAGGCCGCAGAGAAGCTGGTCAAGGCTAATGACCCCGAATATGCGGCACGTCGTGAAAGTCTGCTGAAAAGCGAGACGGTCAAGGAAGAGCTCAAGAAAATCGACGCCTCGACCGTGGCGGCTTCCTTCGGTGAAAATCGCGCCTGGTACTCCAGCAATCCGCGCCTTGGTCCGACGCCTGCGGCTGAAGCTGCTATGGTTTCCGAATATCGGTCGATCTATCAAGAAGCCTTGGTTGACGCTGACGGCGATAGTGTGGCGGCGAAAAAGGCGGCGGATGCTCGTTTTCAGCGCTCCTATGGCCCGTCTTCCCTAACCTCAATGGGCCGTGACGTGGTGGTGAAGAACCCGCCCGAAAAGGCTTATCCTCCCGGCCCGGACGGAACGCATGAATACATTCGTTTGCAGGTCACAGAAGCCTTGAAAGAGCAGGGCATTGAAGCTGACGCTGTCTATCTGAACCCGGACCTTGACACGGATAAGGACATTCGCGCCGGACGTCTGCCGGCCTATCGCGTCCTTTACGAAAAGGACGGGAAAATTGAGCTTTTCCATATGCCTTTTGCTGCAGATCCTGAAGCCGCGAAGGCCCAGGGTGAGGCCGAAAAGGCGGCGGCTGTTGCTGCTTCTGAACAGCGCATGACAGAAAACCGGGCGCAAGTTGTCCAGGAAGGGCAAGCGGTCGATAAGGCGCTGTCCGAAACTGTCGGCCCGGACTGGATGAAGGCTCGGGCTGCAGAGACTGCGGTTGACCAGATCCAGCAGAACAGGGCGCGCAAGGAAACGCCGATCAATCCCGGCCCGATCGGCGGCATCTCCACCGAACAGCAGATCAACGACATGATCAATTCAGGGGTGGCTAACTGATGCCGTTTCTCACTGACCGCGAGATTGAAGCTCCTGGCGTCCCTGTGGTGTCGGAATACGACGCACCGGACCCGGCTTTCCTCGACACGCTGGGCGCTGCCTTCCGTCAAGAGAACATCATTGCGTCCACCTTCTCCATGGCCCGCAACAACATGGCGGCGGGCAACGTGAATGCGGTTGATCCGTCGTATAACGTCTATGACGATCCCGACATGACGGACCTCCTGCGCGAAAATCCGGCCATTGGCGAAAACATCTTCAGCAAGCCGGCGGCGGATGCCAAGCGGACGCAGATCGAGCAGGAACGCAAGGACCGTGAAACGCTCGCAGCAAGCGGCTGGGAAGGCGTGGGCCTCTCGATGGTCGCAGGTATCGCGGACCCGACGCTCCTGCTCCCTGGGGGCGCTCTGGTCCGCTCTGGCCGTGTCGGCTACTCGGCGGCTCGATCGGCTGCGGCGGTCGGTGTTGCTGCCGGTGTGGGTGCTGCTGTTCAAGAGGCTGGTTTGCAGGCCACGCAGGAAGAGCGGACGGCTGGCGAAAGCGCCCTTGCCATTGGTGCTTCTGTCCTTTTGGGCGGGGCTATCGGGGCGGGGGCTTCCAAGCTCTTCAGCGGCTCGGAATGGTCGCGCGTGACAAAGCAGCTCGAAGCGGATCTGGCCGACGACGTGCCCGACGCTGGCGAGGTGACAAAGACCATTGTGCAGCGGATGCAGTCGGCTGGCGCTGCGGCCTCTGACGAGGTTGATATGTCGGATCTCGGCATTGGCGGCGGTCGTGCTGCCGAACTGGTAGCGCGGGCAACCGCTGCCGCTCGGATCAATCCCGGCGTCCAGACCATGCTTTCCCCCTCTGTGAAGGTCCGCGAGACCTACGGCAAGCTCGTAGACAATCCGATTTACACGACCATGAACATGGAAGGCCGAAGCCTGGGCGCGGATGTTGAAAATTCGGTCAAGCTCTATGAGCGCGGCGCCGTGGCAAAGTGGCTGCGTTCATCTAATGACCTTTACAGGCAGGCACGCAAAGACGGTTTCAAGGGAAGCCGGGCGGACTTCAACAAGGCCGTGGCTTATGCTGGCCGTCGCGGTGATACCGACGTAAACGGCAATCGATATGTGACCCAGGCCGCACAAGAGGCCCGCACTGTTGTCTTTGATCCGCTCCTAGCCCGCGCGAAAGAGCTGGAGCTACTGCCGGAAGACGTGAAGACCACGACGGCGGCAAGCTACGTCACCCGCCTGTGGAACCGCCAAAGGCTGATTGGTGAAGAAGAGCGCTTCCGCCGGATTGCTCGCGACTACTTCAGCAAGGAACTTGACCGGGCCATGATCCGGCAGGAAGAAATCCAGATCGGCAACAAGATTATCAGCGCAAACGTCGTTGACGAAAAGCTGACCAAGGCGCTCGATCGGCTGTCGAACATCGAAGACAGATTGGCCAAGCGCACAAAGGGCCGTGGCGCGATGCTGGCGCGCGTCAAAGGGCTTGAGGCTCGACGCTTCGACATTCTCAAGGAACGCGCTCCGAAGCCTGTTCTTGAGGCACTGCGCGAAGGTGCAGAGAATGACAATCTGGTCCGCTTCGTGCGTGAAGCCCGATCGGCTGAACGGATCAAGAGCGCGAAAACTCCGGTCCTGTCTTTCCTGCGCAAGCGTGGCGGCGTTCGCCTCGGCTCTCCGCTGGCTGGCGAGTTGAACGCAATGGGCGTCACCCCTCAGAGCTTCCCCGGCCTGTTCAAGAAGAACGGCGGGCGCGGTGCTGCTGACAATATCGTCCGCGAAGACTTTGATCTGTTTGACACGCTGCCGGTGGATGAGAACGGCTATATTGACGAGCGCGCAATTCTTGACGCTATCCGCTCGGAAGTCGGCGGCTCTCCGCTCCGGTCTTCGATGCAAGAAGCTGAGATGGCCAACGCTGAAGCTATGGGCGAAAATGCTGCTGCCTGGCTGAAGTCTCTGGGCCTGAACGAAAACGCGACCATCAAGGAAATTCGCGAATTTCTCTCCGGTAAACTGAAGGCTGAAAAGATCCTTGACGATACGGACCAGCAGATTGCGAAGCTTACGCAGGAGCTGGAAGAGTTCGACAAGGCGACGGACGCAATCGCCAATGAGCGGCTTATCTCCGACGCTGAGACGCGCAACCTTGCCGACGAGCTGCGGACCCTTGAAGATGAAATCAACGCCTCTGATGGTCTTGCCAATGCCTCGCCTGCTGTTGCTCGCATGGTCGATTATGCCCGCATTCGCCGCGACTACGGGAAAGCCCGCTATGAGCAGGTGAGCCGGAACAAGCGTTATGAGGCCTTGCGCCGGGTCGATGCTGAAGGACGCCTGACACCTGAGATGGAAGCCGAAATGAACCGGCTTGAAATCGAGATGCGCGAGATTGACGCCAAGGTTGCCAAACTGCAGGCGAAGTCCGACAAGCTCAAGCCGACGCTTCCGAAGCAAAAGCAGGAGATCCCGGACTTTGTCAGCCCGGAAGACCGCGCGGACTACATCGAAGAGATTGTTTCATCCGTCTACAATAATCTGACCGGGCGCGGCGTTGGTGACGTGCCGGAATGGCTTGTCCCTGTGAAGCGTGGGCCGCTGAAAGACCGCGTTTTCAACATCGCTGATGAGCAGGTCGAAGACTTCCTAGAGAACGATATGGAACTGGTGCTGCGCCGGTATGCGCGCACCATGGGCGCCGAAGTCGAGCTGGCGCAAAAGTTTGGCCGGGCCGACATGAAGGACCAGCTTGAAGAAATCGTCCAGGAATACGACCAACTGCGCAAAGCCGCGAAAACCCCGGAAGAGCGCCTGAAGCTGGACGCTGCCGAAAAGCGGGACATGCAGAACCTCACGGCTTTCCGCGACATGATCCGCGGCACCTATCGCGCGGCGGACGAGGGCAGTAGCTGGAGCAAAATCACGCGGACGGCACTAACCTTCAACTATGTCCGCCTGATGGGTGGCGTTCTCCTGACGAGCATCACCGATACCGCCAACATTATCGGCAAGCATGGAGTGCGGGCCACGATGCGCGAAGCTCTGCCGGCACTCGTGAAGGGCACGAAGGCCGCGAAGCTTTCGAGGCAAGAGGCCAAGGATCTGGGCGTTGTGGTTGACCGGGTGCTGCAGTCGCGCCTTGCCACGCTTTCTGAACTGCAAGACCCTTACCGCATGGGGTCGGCCTATGAGCGGTTTCTCTCCAATGCCTCTAATCTCTTCTCCAAGGCGACGGGGCTGGCGCTTTGGAATGACACGCTGCGGACTGTCGCTTCCGTGATGACGCAGAACCGCATTCTTCGGAACGTGGAAGCCGCGACGCGGGGCAACGTGATCGACTTTGCCAAGCTCGACCAATACGAGCGCGCCTATATGGGCTATCTCGGGATTGATGAGCAGATGGCGTCGCGGATCTCGGGACAGTTCCAGCGCTATGGCATGGAAGACGGCGGCATCAAGGGCGCCAATTCCGAGAATTGGGACGATGACATTGCGCGCCGTGCCTGGGCTGCGGCGCTGAACAAGGACGTTGACCGTACCATCATCATCAAGGGCGTGGCCGATAATCCGCTATGGATGAAGACCAACACGGGCAAACTCATTTCCCAATTCAAGAGCTTTGCGCTTGCCAGTCACCAGCGCATTTTGCTGGCCGGCCTTCAGGAGCGACCGCACCGGCTGCTTGAGGCGACTGTGTGGGCTACCGGGATGGGTATGCTGATCAGCTATCTGAAGTACCTGGAGCGCGGCGACACGGAAGAAGCCGAAAAGCTTCTGGACAATCCGGGTCTGTGGGTCGCCAACGGTCTCGATCGGTCTGGCGTCCTCGCAATCCCGTTTGAAATCTCCAACACGCTGGAGAAATGGGGTTCGCCGATCGGCATCACCAAGGGCGTTTCGATGCTTGCGGGCGATGAGGACCAAAGCGGCGGCGCGTCGCGGTATGCCAGCCGTAACAAGCTGGGCGCTATCCTTGGGCCGACTGCCGGCATGTTTGAGGATCTGGTTGAAATCGCGCGCCAGATGGGAACGGGCGACCTTAAGGAAAGCGGAGCAAACGCCATCATTCGCCAGATCCCCGGCGGCACACTTCCGGGCATCCGGTCGGCCCTTCACATGGGCATAAAGCCGGCGCTGGTGGATGCTGTCGAAGATTAACGGGGCGTGTGTTCGTTGACGTCCTGGCGGAACCTGCCGGCGATCAGGCGGGCATTTCCAACGACGAAACCGGCGACGCTAACCACGGCCCAATAGAAGCCAAGGGCAATTGGCCTGCGGTAGACAAACAGCACTAGGGCGACTGCTAGAGCGGTGCCGATCATGACTAGCTCAAAGGTCGCGTCCGAATACAGGGCGCAAGTTTTGAGGCCCCCATATGTCGAGGACATGCATTCGCTGAATGTGTGTTCGCTCGCGTCAAATACGACGGATGACACGGCGCCGTCAGCTGTCTGATTTCCGATCAATGGCACGGCTGAACCCTCTGTTCTCTCGCCTTTCTCACGGAACCACATAACGCGGCTTAACGCAAGGTAACACCTCCCGGTTGTCTTGGAAGGATAACGCATGATGACGGAATTTGACGATAGCGAACATTGGGGCTTCTTCCTTACGGGGCAGAAGCTGACCAGCGAGACGGGCAAGTATGTCCGCATGTCGTCGCTGGTTCTGGCGGCACTCCGATCGGCTGGGGTCTTCAGCACGATGGAAGACGGCACCACGGCGCCAGCAACCGATAAGCTTTGGTTGGACAAGAACACGGATCCGCCGACGCTCAAGGAATGGGACGCAGCCGGATCTTCGTGGGTGCCTATGACTTACGGTCGCTTGTTCGGTCAAGCTGCGGTCGGCTTCCTTACTGTCACGGGTGGGACAGGCAATGCGGTGGTGGTGTCTGCTCCGGTTGGTTTCCAGGCTAATCGGCTCTACCTGATCACTCCAACGAATAACAACACGGGGGCGGCAACCATCCAAGTTTCAGGGGTTGCAACGTTTGGTGTCAAATACGGAGATGGTTCGAATATTGATCCGTCTGAGTTGACGGCGGGCAGGCAGGCGGTTTTGTTCTTCACCGGCGCCCGGTTTGAAGTCGTTTTCCCGGTAGGCGACCTCAACGATGCGGTGACTACAGCCGTAGCAGCGGCGGGCGCGGCGTCGGGTTCCGCAAGTTCTGCCGCAACATCTGCGGCCAATGCGGCGGCGGCGGCAACTGCCGTCATCACCGGGGCCACGGCTGATGACACAATCGCTGACGCAGACGAGGTCATCTATAAGACCGGAACGACCATTAAGCGGGCGACTTTACCCGGCCTGATCTCCTCGATCTTCAATGGCAGCCGCAAGATTGCCAGTGCCTGGTTTCAATCAACGTTCCGGCTGTGGGATGCGGCGGACCAGACCAAGGGCCTCGGCTTCGTGCTGTCGTCTATCGCCACGGGCACCACGCGGCTGCTTACGATGCCGGACCGCGACGTTGATTTAGGCACGACCATCAACCGAAGCGCGACGGTTGCCACCACATCAGGATCAGCAATCGACTTCACCAGCATTCCGGCGGGTGTCAAGCGCGTCACCGCGAACCTCACAGGGGTGAGCACGAACGGGACAAGCGACTTGCTGCTCCAGATTGGGCCATCAGGCGGCGTGGAGACGTCCGGCTACGTCAGCCATGCCGCTTTCTCTGGTGGCACTGGAGCTGGAGCAACAAACGGCTTCTTGGTCCAGAACGGTCGAGCTGCAACAGATGAAATTGCGGCTGTTGTGAGCATTGATTTGGCCGACGCTGCAACCAATCGGTGGAATTCGCGCGGCAACGCCAATCGCTCTTCTGGAACGTCGGTTGTAGGCGCATCGTCGGGAACGAAGGCCATTGCAGGTGCTCTAAGCCGGCTTCGCCTCACGACTGTCGGCGGCACAGACACGTTCGACGCGGGTAGTATTAGCATCAGCTGGGAGTTCTGAGCATGGCGACGCGCATTGTTTACGACATCATTACGGGCGAGGCGGTCGAAGAAGAGTGGACCCCGCCTTCACCAGTGCCGGCGCCTGTCACAGAGCGCCAGCCCGGCATTCTAGCGCAGGTGAGGCTGTGGATTGACGCGGACATTGTAGAAAGCGCCTCAACAGACGGCGGGATTTCGTCTTCGTCAGTGTTGGAGCCTGGACTTATGTGGTGCGAATTCCCGGCCTCAATCGATGGTGAATATCTGGTGTGGCCGTCCAACGGCGCAACGCATCGCTGTTACTCACTGCCGGAAGAGCAATTCCCCGAAGGGTTCGCGGTTCGATCCAAATCATACGACGGGGAAGACACTTTCCCGGCGGCTGTGCAAATCCTCGTAACGAAGAGCTGACCAATGGAGACGACAATGCAAGTTGCACACCTTAAGACTTTTCTGGGCCAAACGTATTCCGTGATTTCGGTCACGACCGCCGGCAACCAGGGACAGCGGCTGATTTCGACCGTGAAGCCTGGCAACCGCTTCTGGGCGTGGCCCTCGATCGGGACGCCTCCGGGTTCTCTGGCGTCCATCAACTTCGATTTTGGGACTGGCTTTTCGTGGGGAGACGGTGCCCCGACCTGCACGAACGATGCAAACCAGAACCTCGCAATTCTTGCAGAGCTGGCCGAAGTCGGCCCGGCACCTTCTGATGTGCTGACATTCAACGTCCCAGCCTAAGCCCTCCAGGCGGCGAGGCTTGCCGCAACCAATCAAAGGACATCGCAAATGGATTTCAACAGATGGCTGCAAAGCCGGCTGAGCGTCCACGGCTTGCCTGTTGACGTTGACGGCGATTGGGGCCGGTCCTCGATCGAGGCGCTAAAGACCTTCCAAAAGCGCCAAGGTTTGCGCGTGACTGGCTTTGCCGGTTCCGCAACGGTGGGAGCATTGCGGATCGATCCTGGCGCTCCTGAGCCTTCCCAAGCTGCACCGGCGCCAGTTGAGACAATGCCGCCATGGATGGCCGAGATGAACCGACGTTCCGGGCTTCACGAGGTCCGGGACAAGAGGACACTTATCGACTTCCTCAAGGTCGGGCGGTTCCTCGGTGATCCGGGCAATCTCCCCTGGTGCGGGGATGCGGTGGAAAGCTGCATTGCAAAGGTGCTGACGACTGAGCCGCTGCCGTCAAATCCGTTCTGGGCTCAAGCCTGGGCCTCGTTTGGGATAGACGCCGGTGGGCCGGCTGTCGGGTCTATCGGCGTCATTCGCTGGAATGCGAAATCCGGTCACGTCGGCATTGTCGCCGGGGTCGATGGCGACCGCGTCAACCTGCTCGGCGGCAATCAGTCCAACAGCATCAACATTGCTTCGTTTGCCCGGTCGAAGTTCGTCGCTTTCCGGTGGCCGAAGACATTCCCGCTCAAGAGCTATCCAGCGCTCAAGGGCCATACCATCGCAATCAACACCGAAGGCGCAACGCGCTAGAACAGGAGAAATGAAATGTCTTTTATCCTCGCACGCCTGAAAGAGCCGTCCACCTGGGCCGGTGCTGCAACCCTGCTGGCAGGTGTCAGCTTCATCCCGCATTCCGCTGAACTTGCCGAACTGGTGCCCTCGCTCGGCGTCGTCGTCGGTGGCTTGGTTGCTATCTTCCTCAAGGAAAAAGTGCAGTGAGCGGAAGGCTCATTGTTTCGGTTTTGCTGGCGCTCATTGACAGGGCGCTGGCCTATTTCCAATCAAAGGCAGATAGGAAGAAAGCGCATGAACAGCGCGACAACGACAATCGCGACCGTGGCGGCGCTGCTGATGTCGCCCGCCGGCTGCGTGACCGTCTCAAATCTGGCGGTTAGTGCGGCCTGTCCATTCCCAACGCCTCGCCCGAAGCTTGAAGCAATCGTCTCCTATCTGGAGCGCGCGGCGCCTGATCCTGGGCTCGATACGCTGGCGGTAGAATTCGAACGGCTCAACGACGGGGCAATCATCTGTAACAGCTAGGGACCAATCCAATGGCCGACATTGAAGAGAAGAAAGCTTCCGTCCTCGGTGGCACGAAAGCCTTTGCAGCGCTGGAGCTGGGGCTTGAAACTCAAAAGCAAAATGTTGACGCGGTCATTGCCGCTGTCCGCGATTGTGCATCAAAGGGCATCGGCACACAGACCGAAGCGCTGACCATCATCAACCAGCTCGAAAAGATCCGGGGCGACCTTTCCGGCATTCAGGCCAAGGTTATTCCCGTTCACAAGCGCTGCACCAAAATTGCCAAGCGCGAAAAGTGTGACGCTGTCATCCCGGGCGGTTACGCAATCGGCGGCGATGTGTCTACCCAAAGCGGCGGCAACCGATGAATGAATATCAGGCAGCGCTCTTGATCGGTGCAACGGTGGGTTTCCTGATTTCCGGGTCACTACCACGGGCGAGGCTTTATGTCGTGGCGGGCGCTTTGTCGTTCGCCGCGACCTCCATTTATTGGGGCCTCGGCTTGCCTTTTCCGCCGTGGTTTTCGATCCTGGCTGACGGCGCCGTCTGCCTGCTGATCTATCACGTTGCGCAAGAGCCTTGGGAGTTGCGTCTGTGGCGCATCTTCCAAGGCATGATTTTGATAAACCTATTGTTTTTCATGGGCGCCATTGGGCCGCACTCGGCGTATATTATCGCTCTCGAATTGATGAACTGGGCGGCGCTTATCCTGATTGCCGGCACTTCCTTACTGTCGGGGGTCAGCGTCAATGGAGACAGTTTTAATAGTCGCTGGAGCCCTTATCTTCGTTGGGCTGCTGTTTCTCTACGGGGCAAAAGAACGCGCGATCCGTGGCACAAGGTCGCGAAATGATCGAAAGCATAAATCCCGTTAAGCTGCTTGGCGTCCTCGGCGGTGCATTCCTGGCGCTGGTCTTCATTCCCCCTCGTACTATTCGCGGCTTCCTCCGGCGGTCCCTGTCTGCCGTTGTCTTCGGATCTCTGTTCGGCCATCTGGTCTTGGTAAAGTTGGAATGGCCGGCGACGGATGAAAACATCATGGCGGCTTATGCTACGGCATCCTTCACAAGCTGGTGGCTAATGGGTGCGCTCAAGAAGGCGGCGTCTCAATTCAAGTTCATGAAGTGACAAGCTTCTGGACATGCTCGGCCCACGCCTCAAGGGCCGTTCTCTTTTCGTCGTAATACTCATATCGATTGTAAACGCGGGCCACGCCTTTGATGGACCCGCTGCGGTGATTTAGTACCGCTTCCACGACATGCACCGGAAAGCCTAAGCGGGCCATCCCGCTCGCGGCGGTGCGTCTCAAGTCGTGCAAAGTCCAGGCGTCAATTCTGACGGCCTCTGGATCTTCTCCCCTCTCTCGTGCCTCTTGCCTGGCTCTGGCCAGCATCTCGGCGTCAATCGCGGCCTTGGCTTTGGAAAAGCCGCTGATGGGCGTCTCTCCCGTCGTGGTCAAAAGATACCGCTCGCCAACGCGGGGCGCGTCCTCGGTCAACGTCGTGGCAAGGGATGACAATGGAACGTGGTGTTCTTGCCCGTTCTTCGCTCTCTCGGGCGGTATCGTCCAACGTCTGTCATTGCCGGTTAGTTGAAACTCGGCGCGTTCGGCCTCTGCCACCTCGTTTCGGCGCTGGCCTGTGAGCAGCAAGAGCTTGACCAGATGACCGAACGGCCATCCGATTTTGTCCGCCGCCTTCCAAAGCAGCGTGATTTCCCAATCCGCTAGAATGCGCTCCCGCGTCCGCTCCGCTGCCGGGGCGTTGATCCGTTTTGCCAGCGGTGACGTGGGGATGATGTCGCGCTCTGCAGCCCAACTGAAGAATTTACGCAGCAAGGCCAAGACCCGATTGGCGAGGATCGGCGCCCGATCGGCAATCTTGTCGAGTAGGGTAATGACCTGGGCGCGTGTGATCGAGCTGATTGCTCTCTCTCCCCACTTGGGGCGGATCTCTTTGTCAATGATGCGCTTTGCCTCTGTGGCGGTGCTAGGTCGGTTCTTCACCTCAACGTGTCGTTTGATGAATTCGTCCAGAACGTCGTTGACCAGATCAAGCTTGGCCTCTTTCCGCGCCGTCTTCTCGCCGGCTGGGTCGCGGCCTTCCGCAACAGCGCGCAAGGCTTTGCCGGCCTGCTCTCGCGCCTGGAGCAAGGAGAAAGCAGGGCATGGGCCTACTCTGTATCTTCTTTGCTTGCCTTCGAACCGATATCGGACAGACCAACTCATTACGCCGGACGGGTGCACGATAAGATAAAGGCCGGGCAGGGCGCCGTCAGGAATTTCCTTGCGGTTGGCGCTCGGCTTCATGTTCTCGATGGCTTTGGCGGTAAGGGCTTTGGGCAT